GCCAGATTGTGATAAACTTTGATAAAAGATCTCCCTCGTCTACACACTTAATAAAAGTAACAGACTCTTTCTCTGGCTTGTAGTCTTTCATTGCAAGCACTACACTCTTTCCATTCTTTCGAACAGTAAGAGATGTTAGAGGTCTGTCAGCTTTTGTTATGTCCGGGAACCCTCCAGTAGCTTCAATCTCAATATCGATTGTAACTACCGAGATGAGATTAGGATCGTAATCGATCTCTCCAGGGTAATGGTCGTCAATGAAGTTGTAAAGGTAATTGGTATTGCCGTACATTAACTTACCAGAGACATCCCTGTATTGCTTGACGTAGTCTCTAGCTTCATAAACGTTCTCAAACTCTCGTTTATAAACAGTCTTACCGTCGATAGTTTTGTATTCTTCTATCGAGGTTTTATCATTAGTAAAGATGTAAGGTTTGAGAGGGATTGAGCGTTGGATCTTTTCTCCGTTCTCAAACCCTCTTAACAGAATTTCGCTTCTGTACTGATGTACACTGGTATAAAAATTCATTATTATCCTTAAAGTACTCCGAGGCTTTCCTACACGAGTACAACAATTTTAAACTACTTTAGGCAATTAATCCAGGCTTGTAAACAACCTTACCGTTCTCTCTCATTGCTGTGAGAGTCTGACATTTTAGATCAGCCGGGTTGTAAGATACGTGAACCCATCCAGAGTCAGGTACCCCAGGGGTATAGAATTCTAGGATTACTTGGGTATACCAAAAATTCTCTGAAATGTATTTTGCTAAATCGTAATTTGCTACACCAGGAATCTCAATATCAGCTGCTTGACCTCGACAATGATCCGATGTCCTAGATCCCCCTACGGCAGCATTAACATTAGGATGTCTAAAGCCAGAATTAACTTTTATTCCTCTTCCGTAAGCCGATCTGAGGGGCTGAAGAATGTTTTCGCAAAGTATTCTTAAATTCTCAATCTCAGCATCGCCAGGAGTATTGTCTAGACCGTTTCTGAGAGCGGTCTCACTTTTAACTAATTCCGCAAGGGAAAAATTTTCTGTTAGTTGCATGTTAACCCTTTACTTTGCTGCTGGAGTTTTTTTAGCTCTCGCTTTTTGAGCAGTCTTTTTAACGGTTGTTTTGACCTGCTCAACAGCAACCTTAGCATCTGCTTGATCTACTTTTCCGTCATTATTTAAATCAAAAATTTTGCTTCTTCTATTAACATAAAAGGCCATTACGGCTACTATAATTACAAGAACGATTAAAATTTCCATGGTACCCTCCCTTGTGCTGTATTTAGTAAAAAGAAGCCCCGAAGGGCCTCTTTTTTACTTCTTAGGACCGTAAAGATCGTTTAAAATCTGCTCCACCTCTTCTCTAGTTTTAGCGTTAGAAGAAAGAAGAGCAGCCGTTTTAAAACGGCTGTACTGCTCGGTAAAGTCAAATAATTTATCTAAAATCTTATTGATAAATTTCATTTTTTAGTCGCTTCTGTTAGCAATTGTTTCTGGCTAACTTCAGCGGCTGATTCATCTACAATATCAATTTTCTTAGCTGGAATTAACTTAGACATATTTTCCAGCGTTACTTTAAGCATTCCATTAACCAGGGATGCATTCTTAACCTCAACAGAATCAGCTAGTTTAAACGAGCGAGAAAACGATCTCTCCGCAATACCTTTGTACACATAGTCGCTATCATCAGAATGTGATGCACCGGAGATCTTCAGAGTATCCCCTGATAAATCAATGTCTATATCGGCTTTACTGAAACCGGCAACGGCCATCTCAATAGTGTACTTTCCCTCATCAACCTTCTTAATATTGTAAGGAGGCCAGTTGGGGATTGTTTTTGCGACGTTATTTTGCAAAGTAGCTAGATCATTCCAAAGACGATCAAAACCAATAAAATTACGTTCGAAGTCCTTAAAAAAGGGTACTGTAGCGTTCATAGTAAACTCCTTAAGCTGCTGCTTTGTAAGGTTTTAGAGCTTGTTCGAAAGCACCTAAAAAGTCATATTTAGAAGCAACATCGATAAGATCTTCAACTGCTGCAATTGACTGACGCGCAAATTGAGCTTGAGCGTTTACAAATTGCTGAAGAGGCTCTCGAACCGTTTCTTCTTTTACAAAGGTGTTAAGGAATTGAGTTTTGGCGTATTGATCAGAATCAACAGCCGAAGAAAGATATGTGTTCATGTGTTCTCCTTTGAACTAAGCGAGTTAAAAAATACCGACCCTATTGGCATCGGTATATTATTTATAACCCCTTTTGGGGTAAAAATCAACTATTTTTTACGTCCTATGTTGTACTTAGATACTAGTTCCCAATCGTCCTTTTCTTTGTATGGAAGTACTTTAATCTGGGATAAAAGAGCAACAGGCTCTCTAGTTTTAGAAGGGTCTATTAATTGTACCAGGCCCCACTCGGCAACCAGGTTAGCAATAGTATTCCTTCTTCCTTTATCTTCTTCTGAAAAATTAGATGGTTTTCCATCTAACATAAACAATTCTTTAAAATGCACAATATAATACCTACCCTGCTTATGAAGGATATGGCATGACTGATACAATTTTCTGTCTTTTCTAGACGCTACACCAATTCTTGTCAGAGTTTCTCTGATCTTTAAGAAGTCATCCTCGCTTACGAGTCTTACCTCTACCAACGAATCTATAATGCTCATCATCCACCTTTTTGTAATTTTATTTTTATAGTATGGATTTGTTCGGAGGAGAGAATGTCTAGAGCTTGTGCGGCCTTTGCATTACTATAGCCAAAATATTCTTTTACTGCATCTAGATCATTACTATCCTGCTTCTTCACCCATTTTGCAAATCGCTTGGCGGGCCGTATACTATTTAGCATATAGTAAAATTGCATTTTATTATCTAGATTAGCGTTCATATTCATCTCATTAGCATAAAGAACAGTATCTTTAAAGTACGAGAAGGATCTATTAGAGTACCACGGACTATAGCCGTCCTCCATAAGCTTTGGATTATCAGGATCTTTCATGATATCCTTACCGCTATTAATGGCGTTAATGTAATCAAATGGGTTCATACAAATCCCATCTTACTCTCTCTCGGCTTATGAGTATTGCGTTGCTGGAAGAATATCTCAGCTAACGAATAGGTGTTTATGTCGGGTGATGGTTTAAAAGCAATATTTAATCGTGTAGCGAGTTTCTCTGCTTGCCCTTTAGTGTAGTTATCAAAGTGAAGGATATCAAAGCACCGTCCAGGGCGAGTCAATGCAGGGTCTATGTCTTTAATCGATGGGAGGTTAGTAGAAAAAATTAACTTCTTTCCTTTCATAGTAATTAGACCGTCACCTACGTTAAGAAAACGATGCATCATATGATTACCATCTTTTCTTGACTTAAGAAAGTTATCAGCATCTTCAATAACCATAACACCCGAATCGGCTTCAATAAATCTAGCGAAGATGTAATCTTTATCTAGAATTTTTTCATCGTAAGTAACCATTGCATTCTTTCCGGAATGAAATAGTAGTCCGCGAATAAAAGTAGTTTTACCGGTTCCAGGAGGTCCAATAAGAAGTAAAATAGACGCTGATGATTCTAAAAACCTATCGTAATAGTCTGTAATTTCTTCTCCGTCTAGAAAAGGGTACATTTCAGTCACGGGAAGCTTCTCCCCAGTAAGAGGAATCTCTACCGAGCTTCCATCTCCACCGTATACCCACTCTACAGTACAAGAAGCAATAGTAAACTTCTGCGATAGTAAATCATATTCTCTCTCTACAAATTCTTTAGTGCCATATAACTTTACCGTAATGCTGGTGTTACTAATAGCATAGTCAATAAATCCCTCTACATCCTTCTTAATAAGAATGCCTGCTAGATCACCAAACTCTACTACCTGCCATTCATCTCCAAAGGCTCGAGTATGCTTTCGCCACTCAACATCAGAGCAAACAAAGTTCTCTTCTTTTTGATATGTACTTTCTAAAAGTTCACTCGTTCTATAATCTAAAAGTTTTGAGAGGTAATGATCATTAAGAGATGTTCCTGCTAGGAAAAATTCATCTCTACTTTCTACTTTAGAGAGGGCTTCGCTTTCTGCATTCATATATTTTTTATGTGCTCCATCATAATGTTTTCTTTCATCAAAAAGACACTTTTCTGTAGAAGACATGTCCCATGGTTGTTTTCTTCTTACAGATTTTCGCCTTACTCTTTTTCTTCTTAAAAGTCGAGATAAAGATTTAGGAGAATATTCTTGTACTTCCTCTATAATACTTTTTACAAAATCTCTCATTTAAACTCACACTCAACCATCAGTTCAGTTAAACAAGCAACAATATTAACTTCTTGATCGGCTACAAACGCAGCTTTATATTGATAGTCAGCAATGATAAGAACCATCTGCGGGATAGAAGAGGGTTTAAGATATACTGATGCAGTATCGTATAACTTTCTAAAGAACGTTGTGCTATCTATATCTAGATTTTCTCCAGCCCACTTTCTGATACCTGTAAAGTTTTTATCCTTTAACATCTCGGTTAACTCTTTTAACTTTTCATCTTGAAAGCTAGAAAGAATACCTGTATCTATTTTACCCATAGCGCTATAGCGCTGTAGTTCGTTAAGTACTCGTCTGAAATCAGGAAAGTATTTTTTTACTACTTCGGCAACTGCTTTAGGGTCAGAATCAACTCCCTCTTTTTTTAAAATATCCATTACGCGCTTGTAAAATACAGAAGCGAGCTCGGGCTTATCTTGCTGTGATATTTTAAATTCTACTATGCTACATCTAGAGTGTAGTTCAGGAATGATTCGATTTTTATAATTACAAGTTAAAATAAACCCGCAGTTCTTAGAATATTCTTCCATAAAATTTCTAAGAGCAGGTTGAGTAGAGTTAGGATTGAGGTAATCGGCCTCGTCTAGAATAACATATTTCCTCCCTCCAGTGAGAGACACGGAAGAAGCGAAAGCTACTATCTCTGTTCTCAACGTATCAATATTACCATATAATGACCCGTTAATAATCATGTAATTACATCCAAGCTCCTCCATCATCGCTCTAGCAATAGTAGTCTTTCCCATTCCTGCGCGCCCAGTAAGCAGCAGGTTAGGAATATTTTCTTGCTCGACGAAAGTTTGAAAGGTCTTTTTTAAATCGGCAGGAAGTATAACTTCACTGATTGAGCGGGGTCGATATTTTTCAACCCATAGAAAGTCTTCAAGCATAATATCCTCATGTCAAATATCCAAATACATCTTCACTATCATACCAACAATTATAGCCTTTGCTTTTTAATATATCAAGCAAAGCAGTCAGATCTACGAACTTATGTTCGATTTTTAATATTTCTGGCTTAACTAACCAATCAAACCCTTCTAGTACTTCTAATTCGTGACCTTCCACATCTAATTTTAAAATTCCTATTTTTTCTATACTGAATTTTTTTACTAAAGAGTCTAGTTGCCATGTTTTCACTGTTGTTGTTTTAACATTACCTAAATTATGGCCGAGAGTTTTATTTTTATCAATCAGACGGCTTGAACGGGTTTCAAGGTGACTAATTCCCCTGATCCATCTAGCATTTTCTGTTCCCGGTTCAACATATTTTAATTGAAGTTCTCCCTCCCTATTCGAAAG